ATATAGTAGCATAGAAAGCAAAAAAGGGTGGCGCGAGAACCACCCTTTCTTTGTAGAGATAACCCTAATTATATTCCTTCGTATAAAGTGCGACGGGGGAGACGCACAGTTTATTTATACGTCTTCAGGTTTTTTAACTCTTTTTCCAATATTATATTTTTGTTCCAACACCCATTCACTCTTTTCCTTGTATGCAAGGACTTTAATTTGATTAAGTGGAGCAATGTCCTCAATGGATTCTGGACTTACAACATCGATCAGTCCCCAATCAACCAATAATTTGGTGATTCTATTACGTCTTTGAATATCGTTTTGTGTAAGATTTGCGTGTTTACCATCAAGAGCAAATAACTCTTTGAAGTGAACAATGTAATACTTACCTTGCTTATGCAAAATGTGGCAGGATTGATAGAGTTTCTTTTCCTTCCTGGATGCCACACCGATACGTGTAAGAGTTTCTCTTACTTTCAAAAAGTCATCAGGCTCCCGAAGGTTTACTTCAACCATCTTTTCCTGAACCCATTTTACCTCAGGTTCCGAATTCATCTCTTACCTCCAACGTCAAGTTTAGATTTAATAAATTCAATCTGTTCATTATTTAGGATCTTGAGCGCCTGAGATGCTTTTTCATTACTATAACCATAATAACGCTTGACACATTCCAAGTCATCAATTTTATCCTTACGGATCCAGGGAGAGAATCTCTTCTGTTTCCTTACGGTATTTAGTAGGAATGAATACTGCATATCTTTCTGAAGATGATGTTGGAGATTCATCTCATTAGCATACATTACAGTATCAATTGATCCCGACAAGCACTTATTAATAATAAATGCAGGGTACTTTTTAATACATTCAGGATCATCTAGAGTGAGATCCTTCTTGTTAAAGTTAATTGAGTTCAACCAATCTTTCAATTCCATTATTTAAATACAGCAGTTACACTTACGACGTTAGCACCAGGGTTGCGAGCAATAGCAACCTTACGAGCATCTTGATAATCAGTAGCAACTACTTCTTCGACAAAAGTAGTTCCTGCCTTATACAATTTGACTTGACATTTCATAATTAAAAAGTAATAGTTCCTTTCTTGCTTTTTGTTCTCTCATATAATCACCAACTGATCTCATAGTATAAGTCAGATCAAACTCCCCAGTGCTCCACTTCTTGAATCTATCTTTTACCAGTTGATCAGAGTTGTAACTAATCAATTGAGGTAAAGAGCAATCGTCACAGTCCTTGGCAAACTTGTCGTGGTCAAATCCTTTATGCATTGATCCCTTCTTGCCATACAGATTATCCTTGATATCATATGGAGGGTCAAGATATACAAAAGCATTTTGCTCAGAACCCTCATCCAGTAGTTCTTCATATGAGAGATTAGTAATCTCCCAATTTGCAATTAATTTGGAGAAACCTTGGAGTTTTTCAATTCCTCGCAATGAGAAATTGGAGTCACTTGCTTGTTTGCTGAAGGAGGATGCTTCGGTGAGACCAGAAAAAGAGCACTTATTAACAATATAAAAACTGATAGCACGCCATAGAGCGTCATTATTGGATTCATCATTTAGATACTCCTTTGATTTTAAGAATAAAACTTTTGCAGATACTGGTTCACAGTGACGTGACTTCAACTCAAGGAGTTTCTCTCCCATAGTAGGAGCAGACCCTTGTAGTTGCTGCCAAAAGTTTACCAGAGGTTCGTAGAGATCATTAACCCATACTTTTAGATGTGGATACTTTTTAGTGACGTGAATAGAAACACTACCTCCACCAATAAATGGTTCACGAAACTCTGTGTAGTCCCTAAGATCTGGAAAGTAAGGATCCATCTTAGTACAGGCACGGGACTTACCGCCTGGATATCTGAGGCAAGTTTTATACGACTTTAATGACACTGTTTACTTTCTCCATAATAAAATCATACTTCTCTCGGCGTCTATTACCAAGATAAGGTTTCATAAGTTCGGTCCAACGTGTTGCTGCTTGTCCTTGAAGGGAAATAATATAGCAAGGTTTCTGTCCTGCTTCTTTATGGACTGGTCCGCCGTCGCTATGTGTAATGCTCCTGCCGTCCATAATAGCGCCGACTCTCTCCATAATATCTTGGTCAGTCATAGACATACACATAAGCAAGTATGGTTTAGTCGTATAGACTTTACCATTCGAGAATGTTCTCGTTCTCGCCTTTTTATAAGTCCAGGAACCTTCACCCTCCCATATACCAGTCAACCAGGCGAGTTCGACATCTGTCGGTTCTCTATGTTCGTATACAGTTCCCTTAGCCATAACTCATAAACTACTCCACTTCTATTTAGCAGGGGAGTTGGTTTCATAATCAGGTTTGTTATACTTCAAATACTCCCAAAAGGTCAACTTCATTTCCTTTTGAGTCATACCGCAAGACTTTGCTGCAGTAGGCAGGTTCATTGTAGCACGGAAAAGTGCTTCGTTTGCCTCTGCAACATTCTGTGGAGTTGTCTTCACTCTATCCTCAATCAGGTGCTCATATTTTTTTGTCACAGAATCAACTTCTTACTAGGTTTTGCAATTGGCGAAAAGATTTTCTCATAGTTCTCTACAATCTCTTCTCTTGCCTCAATGTTATACACAATATATCCCTTGTCTACTTTGATAGTAGAATCTTCTTTAGCAAGAGTAGACCAGGGGGCAAATCCTACCTGACCCTGTGCATTAGGGAGAGCAACCAGAGGATGCTCAACCTCAATGTAATCTTCAGTTTCATTAATCAAGGTGTAGATAACTTCTTCACCTGTGTTCATTCGCAATACTTTAACGTTCATAATTAATCCTCTACGCGGTCAAATCCATCAATTTGTGATGCACCTACTTTATGCTCTCCAGCAATTAGGTACATATATTCATCCTTATCTTGGTCAAAACCAAGATACTGTATTTCATCACCAAAATCATTCTCTCGCATTGCTGCTTGGATTCTGAGATGCATTAACTCCGACTTACTGATCTTCATTAGAAAGGCCAATATGTAATAGCGATTTCATTCCATCTCTTTGGATAACCAATATTATACTTAGTTCTATTCTCTCTTACCTGCTTCCAGTAAAAAAGAATACCAGTCAATTTCCAAATCCAAGCACGAGCAGTGTCGCCTCTCACATATGCCACTTTCTCAGCACGATCAACAGGACTTGATATTTCTGCAACAACTTTAACACCAGAGAGGAAGTAAACTGCCTCAGCAATTCTCATAGATCTCTTCATATGAAAACCATCTGTAACAACATACAACACATCAGGTTTAAAAGTCTTTCTAATACTCCTGTAAGTTGCAGTAAAGTTTGTTAAAGTGTCCCAAGCAGTCATATCAATAAAGACTCTCTCAGAACTAATGCCCATATCAGTATAATACTGAACTGCATTTCCACCCTCACTTGAAATGAGAACTAATGAATCTGGATATTTATTTGCCAGTTCAATTGCCTTGTTTGCTCTTTGAGAATTACCTCCAAGATGTAAGATTAGTCTCTTTGTCATTTAAAATTACACTCCACCATAATTTCAGTCATTGCTGCAAGGATATTTATCTCTTGGTCCGCGACAAATGCGATCTGATACTGATACTTAGCAATAATGAGCACGGCAGCAGCAAGAGAAGGACCATCAACGGATGGTGGTAGAGCATCGTAAACACGACGCAATAGTACACCAGGATCATTGTCCAAGTTATTAACGACCCACTTTCGGACTTCAGGATAGTTTTTATCCTTAAGATTCTTGATAAGATCACTTACCGAAATGTCCGAGAACGACGCGAGAATCGCTGAATCAATTTCACCACCCACGGAGTATCTTTGGCATTCATTGAGAACACGTCTCCAGTCTGGGAAGTGTTTGTTGATAAGTTCGACAAGGACTTTTTGATCAAACTTGACGCCCTCTTTCTCAAGAATAGTCCTGAGACGCTTGAAGAATTGTCCTGCAATTGTTGGTTTGTCTTTGGATTTAACTCCGAATTCGACCACCGCACATCTGGAGTGGAGAGGTTCGATGATTTTGTTTTTGTAATTGCAGGTAAAGATGAAGCGGCAGTTGTTATAAAATGCCTCAATATTCGCCCGTAAGAGGAGTTGTACATCGTGGGTTGTGTTGTCAGCTTCGTCAATAATGATGACTTTGTGTTTTGCGTCAGCAGAAAGAGAGACGGTCGAAGCAAAGTTCTTTGCTTGATTCCGTACCGTGTCCAGAAATCGTCCTTCATCAGATCCGTTAATAATAATATAATCACACCCAAGTTCTTCACAAAGTGCTCGGGCAATCGTTGTTTTACCAACGCCAGAGGTTCCACAAAGCAAGAGGTTAGGGATTTCTCCCTTGCCCAACATAGCAGTGAATGTCTCTTTAATACTGTCAGGAAGAATACATTCTTCCACAGTCTTTGGACGGTATTTCTCCACCCACAAAAAATCTTCTCGCATAATCAATTTAAAGGTCTTTCAAATTCTTGAGATACCATATCTCTGGCATCCAGTCTCTCAAACATATATTGTACACCATTTTTTGGTGTAGCGTTATCACCACAAGTAAATACGTCACACACTGCCATACCATTCTCTGGCCAAGTATGAATACTAATGTGACTCTCTGCAAGCATAGCAATAGCAGTTACACCTTGAGGGTCAAACTTGTGGGATGAGAGACTTAATAATGTACTCCCAGACTGATCTGCTGCCATAATCAACACATTTCTAATATGTGCTTCATCATCTAACAGTCCAGGGGAGCACTCTTTCAAAGTAAAGAGAATGTGTTTCATCAGATCCAATCAGGTTTACGGTTTGGTAGTCTCAGATAATTATCACATACCCAAGGTTTAGATGCAATATAACGCTTGTACCGCGTGTAGATATCAATGCTCGTATCGTATTTGAACTCATCAGGTCCAGCAAACACAAATGGTTTGGGAATTTTGCCAGAGCGCCCTGTAGGGTCTCCAGTAGGCAGGATATCCTTTGCTGCTAGCAGTGTGTGGTGACAGGTATGGACCTTGCCATAGCGAGCAGTATACTCATCACACAGAGCGATGCCGTGAGCAAGCAACCATTGCCAGTTCATCACAAAGTCATTTGCCCAGATAGTACATGGGTGATTACGAAAAGCACCCTTCTCAGTGGCATAGGGTGTACCGTCTGCTTTGGGAAGGGTGCCAAATCCATGACCCCATTTGTCAGAGCATACAATAGCAAGCATCTGACAGGTCTCTAAGGGCATCTTGACAATGTGCTTGTCAGGAAGAACCCTAGCGGATTGCCTAGGGTCCGGGTCAGTCACAAAGATGTTCATAATAAATGTGATAGGGAGATCACTAGTAGGAATGTTATCATAGTAACAACATCCCAGGATTTTGTCCTTATAAAGTAAGGAATCGATATACTGTCTCCAACCATTTGGATAGTAACACCGATAGTTGTATTTACGTGGAGGATAATAAAATAGGCAATGATTACAAGACCACTACCTATTACTCTCATAAAAACATCAATCCAGTTTGGAATCAGGTTCCAAGGCAATGTAATACTTGAGAGTGCGGTCCTTGCTGTTGAACTCTGATAACAGTTTCTTAGAGATGGTAACATCATAAGCACCGGGGAGGATCTTAATGTTCTCGACCTTGAAGTTGAATGTGAACTCGGAGTCAGTTTCACCAACAACAACAGCAAAGGTGTTGGAGGTGTCGTTCTTCTTGTCCCATACAATCAATTTTACCACACCTGCCTCGCCAATGACAGACATATCAGGCAGTTGATAAACTGCTGCTGCCTTGAGCAAACGGTCCAATTGTTGAGTATTGAGTTCAAAACTCACCTCTGTGCTAGGCAGAGCAATCTTCTTATCAGGAGGTGTGACAATCACAGCAGGGTCAGCAAAGAAGTATTTGGATCGCATCTTGCCTTCACTAATATGAACAAAACTTTCATTGTCAAAGTTGAGTTCGGGACTCTGGTGAAGAGACAATCCATTGAGGAACTGTGTCAGATCGTAGATACCAAAGTCTTTTGGAAACTCCTCATCAATCTCTGCCTCGGCAAGAATATTCTTCATTACACTAATAGTGCGGAGTTTGTTACCCTCCTTGAAGAGGATGGATTGATTGATGGAAGAAAAGTTTTTGAGCAGGGACAGGGTTTTATCAGAAAGTCTCATATCGATTGCCTTTAGGGTCATTGTGTAGTCCAGAGAAGTGGTAGAGTAAGATACAATAATGGATTGCTTTGATGATGTCAAGTTTGGACTTGCCATTTTTTTTACCAAACCGTGACAGGTATTTGATTGCATTTGAGCGACAGAATGCTTCTGCGTCACCAATACTATCAATCAAATCGAGAGTCTGGGTCTTAGAATCCTTAGAGGTATAGTGAGATCTATATGTTGATGATAGATATTCTCTAACCTCCTTCATAGTAAGGTCTTCTTCATACCTCCAAAACCCATTGGCAGATAATTGATTCAGATTTAAATCAATATCAATAGAAGGATTAATTTTATCTTCATTGTTTTTAGTCAAAGGCGTATACTCATATCCATATTCAGGTCCATCATTAACTGGATTTGGTCTTTCAATATCATTACGATCATATTCATAGTAATGCTTAGAATGTTTAGTCATAACAAAGGGAGGCAATGTTTACCTCCCAGTATTATATCACTGTCCGGTGATACTGTCCACTGTTTCCTCAGATGGCATTACAAAATCAACATCAACTTTGTCATACAGTTCCAGGAATGCTGACTTGGTTTCATCATCAAATCGGTTGATGCAAACTTGGATTGCCTTTGCCTTGTCACCAAAGATGACATAAGCATTGACGATGTGTAGCAAACGACGGGTAGAGATAACTTCCTCAATACCACCATCATAGAATGTCTTGCGGATAATATCTGCCCAATCAACCAGACGGGAGATAAATTTATCATCATTAACACCAATGCTAGCAGCAACCTTAGCAAGGATCCTTGCCTCAGATGAAGGGGTTGGATATGTTTGCTCAAAGGTTACACAGAATCGCTCCAGGAATGCCTCGTTCAGCACGTTAGTGCCGATAAAGCGACCATCATCAGATCCCTTACCTTTTGTATTGGCAGTTGCAAACACGTTAAATCCCTTGACAGGTTGTACAAACTTGCCAATCTTCTTCAAGAAGACTCCCTTACCCTCAAGAATAGACTGCAGACACAGGATTTTGTTGGATGCTAGGTCAACTTCGTCTAGAAGAAGTACAGCTCCACGTTCCAGAGCTTCAATGACAGGACCATTATGCCAAACAGTTTCGCCATTAACAAGACGGAAACCACCAATAAGATCATCCTCGTCGGTTTCAATGGTGATATTGACGCGAATCAACTCCTTATTTAAAGCAGCACACGCTTGTTCTACTGCGTGAGTCTTACCATTTCCCGATAATCCAGTGATAAAAGTAGGATAAAACAGACCAGATTTGATGATACGCTTGATATCATTGTAATTACCAAAGGGAACAAAGTTGGGATCTTTGTTGGGGATGAGGTTTTGCTCACTAGCAGGGAGTGCTGCTGGTGCTTGATAGTCTTGTTCTAGTTTCTCTTGAGCAGTCAAGTTCCACCTGCCGCGACCGACTTTGTACTGATCGAGTTTCTTAGTTACAGTAGGATAGGATGTTCCGTTGGAGGCACACCAACCACGAATATCGGCAGCAGTCACCTCAGTACCATACAAGGATTGCAGGGAGGTCAGAATGTACTCAGGGGTCACAGTGTTGCGGGGCATTGTTTGCTTTGTTTCAACAGTCATATTATAGCAGCGACAGGGGGTCTCTCAAGACCCTCTGTACCAGTTAGTCAGGTGTCTCGGTCTCTTGATCATTAACCACCAGTTCCAGCGCCTCAACGGCACCAATCAACTTTAAATGTTTCTCTTTTGCTAGTCGAAGTTGTTCTTCACCTTCAGCAATTGCTGTCTTCATAGCATCTCTCTGCTCTCTGAAGTTATCCAGCATTTCTTTAGTATCCATAATTAAGCAATCAATTGAACAAACTCGGACAGAACCTTCTTATTTAGTTTCTTAGTGGCAAGAGACTTAACAAATGCCTTCTTGATCTGTGCTTTTGAGGCATAATCATTTACATCAAAGACACTTTCTGCAGCAAGAGATTGTGCTGAGAGACCAAAGTAAATGTCATATGAAGAGGATTTGATGGAGACACTTCGATCTTTCCTCCAGGACATTCTCAATTTAGTTGATGTTGTAAAGTCATTGGTGTATCGATTAATAAAGTTGTTGATATCACGCGATCCAAGTAAACGGATACCAACGAAGTTCATCTCAGGGAATCGGTCAGACAAGTTGCGTAGCAGCACCTCTGTGAGATCTCCCCACCCTCTTGATTCCATATGATAAGTGGTTCCAAGTTTACGGTCACGCAGATAAGCATAGTTAAATCGAATAGATCCAGTAGAGAATCTTTCAATACCCATATGATTGACAATCTTCTTACTGTACTTCAACCAACCAGACTCACCATCAGTAAGGATAATACATTGTACTTTCTGCACTTTGTTTTGCATTTTAAACTGAGGCAGGATCTTGTGTAGGCAGATGACAGTCTCATTCAAAGGTGTTCCAGAGAGACTCATTTGAGGAGGAACATCATACATAGCACTATAACGATTTTGGAATGCAAACGCAATACGCCAGATAGTGTGTAGTTGATGCTCAAGATCCTTTGCTTTTGCCTTGCTAGTAAAGAGATTCATCAAACGAAATTGATCATCAATATACAAGTCATTTTCTTTCTGATTAACAACTTTTGGAGCATCCTCTCTACCGTACCCATATTCTGAGTAACGGAACCACTCATTAGTAAATGCATAGACCTCAAATGGAATATTTACTTTTTTACAGAACCAAATCAGATTGTAGAGTTGTTTGATTGTATCTACAAGCGTATCTGCCATTGATCCAGACCAGTCAAGAATAAAGACCAGACCGTGATTCTTACCGTCAGGAATAATACTGACCTTCTTAAATAGATCTTCATTGTACTTGTAAGTATGGAGTTTAGTACAATCAAGAATACCAGTCCTTGCTGTTGTAGCACGGGCATAAGAGTCTGCTGACTTCTTACACTCAAACTCTTTTACCAGGTAACTGACTTCTTTCTGAGCATTCTTTTTAAAGGTCGCATACTCATTGTCAGCACGTTCAAATGGATCAAAACTCAATCCCTCACCCTTAAGTCTCTCAGCAAACTGAGCGTAAAAATCATCAGTATACTCATAGATCTTAGAGTTTTTTGCAATGACAGTATCTAGATTTACATCAGGAATCTCAAGATACTTTGGATCTTCTCCATATGATGTTTTAG